TTACCCTGCCGGCAGAACGGATCTATCTACTGACGTTTCGAGGTCTGCTAGTCGGCCCAGGACTTGGAGGATAGACGTAACCTCGTCGTGACGCCGCTGCATGGTTTCCGCTTCCGGATAGGGTATCTCGTGCGCCGCATGGAATGGCACGCGAAGGAGCGTCCTTAGCGTAAGAAGCTCGGCCTGGACGTCATCAATGTTTTTAATTTCCTTTGCCATTGTCATGCCCTCCCAATCGCGTCCAGCGCCTCTTCCAAGGCGGCTTCATAGTCGCGCAAATAGCTCCGATCATCGTTCATCTTCTTGACCAGCCATCGGGCTTTAATCGCCGCCTCTTCAAGCGTGGCCGGTATATATTTGATGATCAGCGCCTCGACGCTCTTAACCTCCCGCATGGTGGCCTGTGCGGCTTTCATGGCTGCCGTATAGCCGCATTGGTCCTCGTGGCGCTTACGCGCTTCGCGGCAGGCGCGGAATTCGTCTAGCTTTGCCTGCCTTCGATCGTTATGGGCCTTTAGCCGCGCCTCCTTCCAAGCGGGGACGCTGCTTCCTGTCATCATGTCGATATGCTGCAGGTTTTCGTCAAAGTATGCCGTTATCTCGCTCTCGGAATGGGCGATGATCGGCTTAAAAATCTGTGCGCCGTCAAGATCCCTGCCCATCATGAGCCGGCCAAGTTCTACCGCCGTGCGAGGAGCCGATTTCATGACGCTGTCGTCTAAGTCATATGCGAGGCCCCAGGCTTTATCATCGGCCGTGTATAGGTTCTCGTGCTTGGCGATCAGTGCCAACAGGGTTGAATGTTCTACAGTGTCCGAAGAGGAAACAACTCCGGGCGTAGCGGCGGCGACAACGGCGCCCTTGATGAATGTGCGGCGGTCCATTGTTACGCCCTCCCTTCGCTGTCGATTTTGCGGATGATGCGGATTTGATCCTCGCGGAGACGGCGCGGCTTGCCTTCCGGCTTGCCTCTCCAACGATGTTGACCAGTGAAGTAGAACCCCGGCTTCGTTCTGTACTGATGGCGCTCTATCCAGAGGATCGGGCGGGTTCCCCTTTTCGTCTCGACTTCATAATTCGCGGGGCCGTCAAAGACGGGCGCGGGCGGCGTCTCAGCCGGGATGACGAAAACCGAGCGTTCGTCATCGCTGAAAACGATCTGGAACTCACAGCCGGGGTTGAGTGCCTTCAAGGCAAGCGCCAGTTCTTTTGCGTGATGGTGAGCAAGAGCCCTGGCGGGGAGAGCTGGCGCGGATTGCGCATTGTCAGGCGCGGCTGCTGTGCTAAGGTTGGTCCTATCCATTTCGGTTTCCTTGGTCGGTTTCCGGTTGGTTAGGATCGGAGAGGGGCGGCAACCCCTTTCCCGATCCGATCGGTTAAGCTGCTTCGCGCGCCAGTTTCGAGGCCGCTAAAAGCTGCAAAGTTTCCTTCGTGAATTCCTGGCACCACGTCTCAAATTCGAGCAGAAGGCAAAGCCGTTCCTGTTCTGCCTCGTCATCTTCCATCGGATGGACGCGCAGGGCAGATATCAGCTTGCAGCGCTCCCCTGACAAAAACTCCTGCAGTCCGAAAAGATAATCGGCCGCCCCGGGGCCGGCGTCATTCCCTGCGAGGTTTGCGACTTCCTCGACGGTCATTATTGCCCGGTAGATGTCGCGATAATCACGCATCAAAAAATTCCCGGGCGTGAGAGACACGAGGGGAGATTGAAGCCTGCTTTCCATCTCCCGGACGGCCCTGTTTGCCGTTTCTTTAGCTGCGTCTACATTAGGGTTAACCATTTCCCGCATTTCCTTTCCTCTCAAACGTCAATTATCTTGTCGTCTGATGCGTTGTACGCTACGTACATTACGCCGACCATTGCGGGTGTCAATGGGTTAGTGTATTAAAATATACGTCACGTACAGAAATGGGGCATTGCGGGATGATCGATGCAAATCAAATGAAGGCAGCTCGGGCCCTGTTGGGAATGACGCAGGAGCAGCTTGCGGCCGGAAGCGGACTTTCCGTCCAAACGATAAAGGGCATGGAAATCCGGGGTACGGGCCGCAGCACCCTGGAGAACGTCCAGAAGGTTCAGAAGGCGCTAGAGGTTGCCGGAATCGTCTTCATTCCCGAAAATGGCGGCGGGGCAGGGGTCCGACTGGCGAAGCCCTCGCGATAGATTTCTCGCGTCGCGTGACAGTCGCGGGACCAACCCACGCTATCGCTTTTTAGGCGGTTCTCGCCGGCGTAGAGCGTTCAACGCCTTCAACTGGTTCCGCATCTCCTCCTCAGACCTTTGGGCCTGAATCTCTGGAGGCGAGAATGCGGCTCCGGTTAGAGTGGGCTCTAAGTCGAGGTTGCGACGGTTGGCTAAGACTGGTCCAACGATGGCAGTCGCCGTCTGTGATAGCTGCTCGGCCGATGCGACTATGCTGGCAGTGGTTTCGATCAGGAGGCTCAGCCCCTTTTGATAGGCTCTTTCCTTCTCGTCGCCCTGTGCCGTGTTGATGCGCGCCATAACGCCGGATATCTCGCGCGCGAGCCGCTTCCCAAGATTTTCCAGGCGTAGGGCGGTTTCCTCAACATCATCCGCCTTCTTTGCGGCGCTTAGGCCAACCTCGCAAAGTTGTCGAAGGGCCTCTGCCTTAGACCGGATCGCGTTTTCAGCCGCCCATTGCTCGACTGCGTTGGCTTCATCATCCGTCATCATCACTTGGAACCGGAAGGTTTTTGCATCATCGGGCATAGGAAAAAAATCCGGAGCATGAGCCAAAAACTAGGATAAAGTTTTCCACGTCTTTTTGTGAATATCGGCTGATATCGCGCATTTCAGGCTTTCGCACACTTTGTGAATCTGCCGTGGTTTGGTATATTACGGTGTGTATTGAGCTATCAGAGGAATATAGTCAACTTTGGAGACGGAAAGGAGCCTCATGGAGTACATGACAGCACCGCAAGTCAAACAGCGCTACCATATCAGTGAGATGAGTCTTTATCGATGGATCAGAGACGAAGAGATGGCTTTCCCAAAGCCGCTCACCATCAAGAGGCGAAGGCTCTTTAAGCGCGAGGAAATCGAAGCCTGGGAGCGCGACCGCGCCAAGGTGGCTTCATGAGCCTCGGGAATATTGAAAAGCAGCAGGGCTTCCAGGCGCCAACCAAGAAAAGCCCCGCTGCCAGTTTCGAAGACGCGATTTCCGCGCCCCTCCTGACATCCACGAAAGGACCGCAGATGACGATAGGATCTAAACCACGATTCCAGACGCGCGTAAACATTTTGGATGACAACGGCGAGGCTATGGGCCAGCCGATGACGATAACCGGGCGGGAGTGCTGGACACTTCGCAGTCTGATCGATGCCGGCCAAAAAGGCATCACGGCCTTTGACAACATCGGGCCTCGGCTAAGCCACTACGTTTTCAAGCTGCGCGGCTACGGTTTCGCGATCGAGACCGTTCATGAGACGCACGGCGGCGATTTCCCGGGGAATCATGCTCGCTATGTCCTACACAGCAAGATTCAGGTTCTGGATCATGTCCCCGGGACGCGCGCTGCATGAGTGCCGAAGAAGCCGCTTCAATTCAGCCTGCAGAGGTCACGCCGTTAGATGCTGACCTGGGGATTATGCATCTTCCACAGCTCTCCCATGTCTTGACGGGGGAGCTAGCGCGCCTTTTCAGGAAGGGCTTTTGGCTTGTTCCTCTGGGGCTTAAGCGAACGCCCCTTGTTCGATTGACAGACGGGCAGGGTAACCCTGTTCGGAGGTGCCCTCTCTCACTTGTTCTTAGTAAGATGGCTGGCGCCGGAAGTTCAAACTATGCGATCCGCCTGAAAGGAATCCTTGTTGTTGATATCGACAGCGACACTCCGGAGGCTCGCGAATACGTCCTCAAAAGGTTTGGGGAGTCCTCGGTTCAGGTAAAGAGCCCTCGCGGTATCCATCACTACTTCAGATACGACGGGGAGCCTCCCGCTAAGGTTCGCCTTCCGGGAATCGTCATCGATTTCAAGTCCGGCGAACAGCAACTCATTGCGGGGCCTTATGCGGAACGCGCGGACGGAGGCCAATATTGGCCGCTAGTTGGAAAGCTTGAGAGTGTCGATCTGCTGCCGCCATTTTTCGACAAGCAAGCTCCGGCGCGGCGAAAAAAAGTGGCGAAGGCGGCTAGCCTTGGCGGTGAGCGCATACCGGTTGGGGGAAGGAATGAAGCCCTCTACCGCAAGGCGATTAGCTATGTGTCCTGTTCGGATACAAAAAATGATCTGGTTGACGATTTACGCCAGTATCGCGACATTTTTTTCGAAGATCCTCAAACGGTTCCAGACAGTGAGGTTGAGAAGATTGCTGATTGGGCGATTCAAAAGCGCCAGCAAGGGAACGTTTTCAGTGGTCGGAGGTCTTCCGTGCTTATCCCGCGTACTTCAATCGACAAGCTCGCGGCCGGAGGGCACGGCCTAGCGCATCTGCTGTATTCCGTCATCATGGCTGATCTAGGCCATCGTCCCGGCTATGAGTTCTCGATCGTTCCAGACGCGCTTCGCAGCTCTGGCAAGCTCAAAGCTGGTCGCCGCCAAATCTATGAGGCCATTCAAACTCTGATAGATGTTGGATTGATCGAGGTAGCCTTTCATTCGCCTAAGCCGAAGGTGCCACATCGCTATCGATTGGCAGGGAGACAAGAGAGGGGAGAGGGGTTTGATAATTACATTGATACCCCAACAGGACACAAAGGATTTGTAGTCTACGACGGCGGGAGGGTTGATTGAAACAACTTGACCTGTTCGATTGGGCTGCCTCTCGCCCTACCGCAAAAATCCTCGACTGGTCCGAGCCCTTCGCAAAGCGCGTTCTCGCTCGGCTGCATGAGTATGACGATAATTGGCCTCGGCCAAGCTACTCACCCTCAGTCGTCCCTCTCGTCAAAAGGGAAAGGGGCGCCGCATGAGCGGTCTAGTCGATATCGAGGCTGGAAAGTGGGTTCTCGCCTTTGATCAGCCGTACCTATTCCCGGGCGCTGACTTGGCGGAATGGCTCGAAAAATTCACGATCTGGGGCGGGGGATGGGAAGGCTTCGGAGCCAAGGAAATTTTCGTCATCCATGAGGTCACGGAAGTAAGGCCGAAAACCTACACGGCTTTCCATCGGAGCCGCAGATATAACCCGCAACCCGAAATCGTGCGGGCGCCACGGACCCACGTTATTCAGGCCTTCACGTCTGAAGCGGAAGCAATCGCAGCTCGGGACAAGTTCCACGCCATCGGAGTCGAGACGACGGAAGCCATAGAGGCGGAAGCGCGAAGGCGCGTGGCAAAATTTGCGGAGCGAACGAAGGCTTCGGCTCTCCGAAAGATCCACAGATGCTTTCCGCATATCTATAGGAGGTGCGCTTGAATGCTCTTGCCCCGATTTCCGACAGCCCAACGCTGAATTATTCCGATCTGCGCCAGGTAGCCCCGATCGACATCAAGGACCTTGCGCCGAACGTACCGACCAGCGGCCCGCCGATCATTGAATGGGTTGATCCAACTAGCTTGTATATCGATGAAACCTACCAGCGGGACATTTCCCCTCGCGGCCGAAAGCTGATCGACAAGATTATCCAGAATTGGGATTGGGCAAAGTTCAAGCCGCCAATCACCTGCTTCGAAGAGATTGACGGGAAGACGATCCTAAAGGTTCTCGATGGGCAGCACAGCGCTATTGCTGCCGCGTCGCATCCCACGATCAAGCAAATTCCTACCGTCATTGTCGAGGCGCCGGACACGGCTTCGCAAGCCAACTCTTTCGTCTCGCACAATGCCGACAGAACGGCTGTCACGAATCTGCAGTTGCACAAGGCAGCGCTAGCCGCAGGAAGCGAGACGGCGCTTACGGTCCATCAGACATGCGAGAGGGCCGGCGTTCGGATTCTGAAGCAGCCTCCAGGGAATGGCCTTTACCGGATCGGGGATACGGTCGCGGTTCAGCAGGTTTATTCCCTCGTGAACAAGCGGTTCGCTATTGGCGCCCGTCAGGTTCTAGAAATTCTCGTCAAGGCAGAATGCACGCCTATCAGTGTTTCCCAGATAAAGGCATGCGAAAGCCTCCTTTTCGATGACGAATACAAGGGCAAGGTCACGGCAGAAGACCTAATCGAGACAATCAAGGGCGGGCATATGGTTGACGGCGACGAAGCCAAAAAGACTGCCTACCAGTTCAAGCAGACACTTTGGAGCGCGCTTGCCATGGTCTGGTTCAAGAAGTGCAGGAAGCGCCGGAAGTCCACGAAGGGATTGGATGAATGATAAGGGCCTGGGAGATCCGGAATAAAATAGATGAAGCTTGGCCATGGGTTTTGCTCGACAAAAAGGGGCAACAGTACCGCGCAGGCTTCGCTATCGTCATTCCGAACGGGGCAGGCGGCTGGAAGATTTGGGGAGATAGCCTTTATCCCTCGATCGATAGCGCCAACGCGACGGCGGCACGGTGCATTACCGGCGTTTGCGACATCGTGCCGGCTCGCGAGATTGTCTATCAACGGAAAACGTCCTGGAACGCTCGCATGGACCGACAAGTCATCTTGGATATGGAGGCGGTTCATTGAGCTACAAATATCCGTTCAAGCGCAAGGCGTCGGGCGCGAAAAAGCCGCTGGTTATCGATCACGCCATTTATGAAACTGGCCTTCATGTCTTTGCCGATGGCGCATGTGAGCCAAATCCCGGGCCTGGAGGTTGGGGCTTTGCCGTCTATGAGGACGGGCGGGAGATCCATAGCGAAAGCGGCGGCTCGCCAGAGACAACGAACAACATCATGGAAATGACGGGGGCTCTCCGGGCTCTCCGGTGGCTCGCCAAGAACCGTGCCGATCGGAAAGTCAAACTCCATTGCGATTCCATGTACGTCGTCAACGGTTGCAACTCGTGGCGCCACAAATGGAAAAAGAATGGCTGGAGCCGGAAGGGTGCTAATTCCCCGAAGAAGGAAGACGGCGAGGTAAAGAACCTGGATTTGTGGAAGGAGCTGGACGCCGCTCTGGCAACCTATCCGCTTGAACTGACATGGTGCAAAGGCCATGCCGGCATCAAGGGGAACGAGCGAGCCGACGAACTGTCCGTCCAGGCTATGCCTAAGGCGTTATCGAGCGTTACCCGTAACGTTACTAGCGTTACCAGTAATGCCAGCGGTGCTGAACCTGAAGAATCAGGCGACTACCTCACGCGCCAATATCTGCAGACGATGTCGGGGGCGTGAGGTAAAGCCAAAAAAAGAGTGAAAATCGTTGCGAAGCAGGCCTTCTGACTCATGAAATAATGCAACGATTCTAATGATTTGGTATACTGATCGGACACTCGGCGGAAAGGTGGTTTGGCATGGTGAGCAAGCTTGAAAAGGTGCGGAATAAGCGTATTCAACAGGGCCGGCCGCGCCGGCAAGGCGTCCCGCGTTATGACAGCGGCCTGATAAATTACGCGGCCCTGAAGCCAGAGACAGAGAAGGAAATCAAGGCAACCGTCATTGAGGCGCGACGGCGTGTACACGGCTATGGCAAGGGCGTTCCGAACGAAACTGTGGGGAGCAAATTCGCAGGATACACCCTCGGGCGCATGTTCCTTGACGGCAAGATAAGCGAGCAGGAGAGGGAGGCCGGCGACGAATACGCCCTGGTAATGTCTCGGTATTACATGCTTCTCGGATCGAGCCCCAGTGTCAGGGCGCAAGAGATTTTCCGGGTTAGCGGGTACTCCGGAGAAATCACCGAAAGCTATCAGCGGGCCATGAGCAGGGCGACCAACGCAATGATGTTCTACGAAGGCGTTCTGCTTGATCGGAAGGACGGCCCCAAGATCAAAACGACCGTCTACAATGTTTGCGTTATGGACTACGAGGCAATGCGGGAAATGCCTGGTTCTCAGCTTGAACTTTTGCGCTGTGGATTGCTGGCCATAGCCGAAACAATGACTTGCGCAACTCGCGGGTAGTGGTTATAACATAACTAAGAATGAGGTCGTGCGCGTCAAGCCACGGCCTTTTTGCTTTGTGCATTTAGCGGGGCGGTAAACCTTAGCTTCGCCAGCCGGAACGAGGAACAAGGCTACACTCGTGCCGAAGAGGCAGCGTTCCCGCCCCGGGCTCCACGGAGCCGCCATTTGTCTGGGCGCGCAAGTGGGCAATCCGGCAGGTAGTCACTCACTTAAGAATGGCTTTCCTTGTCCACTGAAGGGACTGAAGCCGGTCAAAAATTCTCTTGTCCACTGCAGCAGTTCTAGCTGTTCTTTCACGTCGCCATCCGTGTTGTCGCGAAGCTGATAGTATGCGTCGCTCAGCTTTTTAAGGAACCGCTCCTGAAATGTTGGGTCGGTTTCATTCAGTGTTTGAACCAAGCACGTCGTGAGGATTGAGACGCCGACTTTTGCTCTGTGCAGATCACTGCGATGATCTTCCATGGTCACTCCTGGAATGGCTCTTAGCGGTGGCTTTTTCTTAGTCGGTTTCCCGATGATCCTACGTCCTAAAGTTGTTGTCCAGTTCGACCTTCGGCGGAAACAGTAGAGAAAGTATCCAATGGCTTCTCAGGAATGGAATAAGGGCGCTGCTAGCGCCAACTCTTTCGGGCGGAAGGCCCGCGTCATCACGCCTAGCGGCAATGACCTGGACCCGATCGCCAAGACCGTTGTCATGCTTGCTGCCGGCGATATCACCATTGTTCCGGATGGGAACGACAACGCATCCACGATTGCGTTCACCGGCCTAGCCGCCGGCCAGATGGTCCCGTTTGTGGTGCGCCGCGTAACGGCTTGCTCGTCTTCCTGCGCGACTGTTGATGCCTAGAACCGGGAAATTTTATTCACGTCGACGGCGTCGATGCTCAGCAAAGCGGGGTGTTTGGCCAAGAACAATTCGCGGCTCTCCCAGATCTGCCAGCGCCTAAACGGCGCGCTGTTCGTGATGTCATCTACAAGTGCTCCTGTTGTAAGGTTGAATAGAAGCTCCCCATGGTTGTAATCTTTAGGAGTTTGACGAAAGGTAACGATCCAGCCATTCGTTTGAAGGTGTAGCGAACCGGGCCAATAGAGAGTGCTCCGGTTACCGGACCAGCTTTCATTCCCGATCTCTGGCCTCATAAACCAATCACACCCGTAGGAAATGCACCTGACGCCACCTTTAATGGCAGTATGGAAGGGGTACGGAGTAGCCTCGACGGGTTGGAGGGCACCTAGTACCACGCTGTCTCCCTCGTTTATGAGCACTATGCAGATGGCGGGTTCCTCACGAGCCATAACCACCCGCACAAGTTCGCCGGGTATCGTTGATCCAAGAGCTTTTACGGTCAGGGTATCGGACGCAATCAAAACTAGCTCCTCCTTTTTAACAGGTGAAGTGAACCTGAATCCCAACTTTCAATCAAGGTGGCCCATGAACGGGAAGGCAGGAAGGCCGACGAGGTTCAATTCAGCCGTGTCGAACGCAATCTGTGAACGCATCTCAGATGGGGAAAGCCTTCGCTCGATATGCAGTAGCGACAAGATGCCGGCAAAGTCTACGGTATTGGCTTGGTTGGCTGATCATGACGATTTTCGGACCAAGTACGCGCTCGCGCGCGAGGCCCAGGCCGACGCCCTCTTTGACGACATGCTCGACATTGCCGACGACGGCTCCAACGATTGGATGGAAAAGCACGACGCGGAAGGCGGCAACGTCGGATGGCGTGAGAACGGGGAAGCAATCCGTCGCTCGGATCTTCGTATCAAGACGCGCCAATGGATGGCAGCAAAGCTTCAGCCGAAGAAATACGGCGAAAAGCTTGATTTGAATGTCTCGGGAAGCCTCCAGACGGTTCCAGAGGAACAACTAGATGAACGTATCGCTCACCTTCTCGGAAAAGCAGGAGTTGGCGGCGCTTCTGGAGGAGCGGGACCGCAGGACGAGGACAAACAAGCTTAAATTCTACAAGCCTTACGCCAAGCAGCGTGAATTCCACGCGGCGGGGGCTCGATATGCAGAACGCCTGTTCATGGCAGGTAACCAGCTCGGGAAGACGATTTCGGGCGGCGCCGAATGGGCGATGCACCTAACCGGGCGCTATCCCGGCTGGTGGGATGGCGCGGCATTCAACAAGGCTCCGGTCCTCTGGACTGGTGGCGTTACGGGGGAAAGCACGCGAGATAACCCGCAACGCATCCTAGTCGGGCCTCCGGCGATCGAGGAAGCGTGGGGAACGGGTTTCATCCCTCAAGACTGCTTGAAGGATTGGACGCGCGCCATGGGCGTTCCTAACCTCCTGGATAACGTCGTTGTCCGATGGGGAGGGGGCGGCGACATACAGGCAAGTGAGAGCATCATTTCTTTCAAAGCCTATGAGAAGGGCCGCGAGAAATGGCAGGGGCCGACAGTTGACGGGATCTGGTTCGATGAAGAGCCCCCGGAAGATATTTATTCGGAAGGCTTGACGAGAACCAACAACGGACAGCGCGGACAATTCGCGCAGACGACGTTTACTCCGTTGCTCGGCATGTCAACCGTAGTGATGCGGTTCCTGAAGCCGACAAAGGAAGACATGGCGGTGGACGCGCGCAAGGTCATCAACATGACCATTGACGACGCGGAACACTACACGCCGGAACAGAAGGCGCAGATTATCGCTAGCTACCCGGCTCATGAGAAGGAAGCTCGCGCAAAGGGTATCCCGACAATGGGTTCGGGTCGCATCTTCCCGGTAGCGGAAGAAGAATTGCTGGTCGATCCGTTCCCGATTCCGAAACATTGGGTACAGATCGGCGGGCTAGATTTTGGTTGGGATCATCCGACCGCAGCCGCAAGTCTAGCTTGGGATAGGGACCGCGACGTTATCTATGTGACGCGCGACTATCACAAACGACAGGCTCCAGTTGTCATTCACGCGGCTGCCGTAAAGCCCTGGGGTCTGTGGCTGCCGTGGTCGTGGCCGCACGATGGTAACAACGACACAGCCGCAGGCCCCAATCTGGCAAGCCAGTATCGAGACCATGGCCTTAACATGCTGCCTGAACGGGCGACATTCGAGGACGGGAGCAACAGCGTCGAGGCCGGCGTTATGGAAATGCTGGATCGGATGCAGACGGGACGCTGGAAAGTGTTCAAGACTTGCACGGGCTGGATTGACGAATTCCGCCTCTATCATCGTAAGGACGGGAAGATTGTGAAGGAGCAGGACGACGTTCTTTCGGCCTCCCGCTACGCGCTGATGATGAAGCGCTTTGCCGTGACGAATGCGGCGAATGCAGACTGGAATTTCAAGGCCAAGGCCGTCGTCTAGCTACCGGATGAGGACCGTAATCCGGCTGAAGTGCAGAAAGCAAGAAAAAGGGCGGGTTTCACGCCCGCCCTTCCATCCTCAAAGAAACCAGGTAGCGAGCCAGGACAGCAAAGCAAGGGCGGCTGCAGAGGTGAGTGTCGCTTTGATTGACAGCTTTCGGTAAGTAATCTGAATTTCCATTGTTTTCCTTTCGTGGTTAGGGGCAGAACTGACAGCGCTCATCAAAGGCTGGTGGCTGAATGGTGGTTTCACCAATCACCATTCCTTCAAGGGTATTTTCCGGTGTTGGTGCATCGGAGGCCAGTTCGACCTTCAAATTTCTTTTTCCGTATAGGAAGGCGTCTCGGGTGAGCGACTACGCCTGATGTCTGCCAAGTCCCGCTTATCGGCGGCAACTTCTACCCTGGGTAAATCAGCATCATTGATAGGACTGCCAATGGCGTCGATGACAGACGACAAGCTGACTAGCGTTGTCTATTCGCTTGTCCGCGATTGCGAGCGCTATAGGGACGAGAACGAGAAAGAGCGCACGCGCGCGACCGAATATTACGATGGGGATATTACCGATCCGGACATGCAGGTTGACCCGGGCCATTCAAAGGCCGTGTCCCGCGACGTTCGATCGAATATCAAAAAGGTTCTGCCTTCCATCATTCGCACGATCCTCGGCAATGAGAAGGTTGTTGAATACGTGCCCGTTGGCGAGGGCGACGAAGCGGGCGCCGAACAGGCAACCGAGTTTGTAAACTACGTCGTCTTTCCGGAGAGCGACGGCTACGAGGCCGTACAGGACGCCATTCATGACGCGCTGAAGCTTCGGAACGGAATTATCCGCTGGTATTACGACAAGCGCCAGTGCGTAACCGTCTCGTCCTATACCGGGCTTGATGAGCAGGCCCTTGTCCAGCTCGTAGCCGAGGACTCGGTATCGGTTCTAGAGCAGGAATCGACGCAGGAACCGGCGCTGGACCCGACAGGGCAACCGTTGCTCGATCCGATGGGCAATCCTGCCGTCGTGACGTACTATTCCGTGAAGATCCGCCGCCGCCATGAAAAGGGACGGACGAAGATTGAAGCGGTTCCGCCTGAACAGCTTCTAGTCCATCCGGACGCGCTCGACATCGAAGAGAGCCCCATTACCGGCGTCAACATGCGCTTGCGTCGCTCCGATCTGGTCGCGATGGGGTATGACCGCGAGCTTATCGAGAGCATTCCGGCCGCGACGACCAACGGCGACAAGGAAGACGAAGAAGACGCGCGGCGCCGTGAGGTATTCCGCAACAATGAAGTAGCCGCCGACCGTTCCATGGAGGAACTGGAATATTACGAGCTTTACGTTCGGATAGACCATGACGACGACGGAATTGCAGAGCTTCGGCGCATCGTCTATGCGGGCGACATCAAGCCCGATTACCTCCTGGCAAATGAGGAATGCGATGAAGTCCCCTTTGCCGACATCACCACGGAACGCCGGCCGCATCAGCGCGAAGGCATGTCCGTTGCTGATGATCTGATCGACATTCAGCGCATCAAGACGACGCTTGTTCGCGAAACCCTCGATAACATCTATTGGCAGAACAAGCCGCAGCCCATCGTCCAGGAAGGGACGGTCTCCAATCCAGACGCAGTTCTGAACCCTGCCTTCGGCAAGCCAATCCGCGTCTCGCGCGGCACGCCGGTTGATGCGGCTATCGGTTTTACCAAAGTCCCATTCGTTGCGCAGTCCTCGTTCAGCATGCTTTCCTACATGGATGCAGAAGCGACCGACAGGACGGGGATTTCCGACGCATCTAGCGGTCTATCGCCCGACGCGCTGCAGAACATGACCGCCACGGCTACCGCGCTTATCGAGCAGGGCGGGATTGGGCAGACCGAACTTATGGTCCGCACGGTCGCGCGCGGGCTGAAGAAAGTATTCCGGGGCGTTCTAAAGCTTGTTGTCAAGCATCAGGACAAGCCGCGAACCGTTCGGCTCCGCGACAAGTGGGTGACATACGACCCGCGCCAGTGGAATTCGGACATGGACGTAACCGTGAACGTCGGCCTCGGCGCCGGCACGCGGGAACGCGACATGGCGATGATGCAGGCCGTGTTGGGCATTCAGAAAGAATTGCTCGCCAGCTTCGGCGCTGCCAACAATCCGTTCGTCAAGCCGGATCAGCTTTACAACACGATTTCCAAACTGATCGAGACGGCCGGCCTCAACTCGGTTGATCCCTTTGTGACCAAGCCGGACGAAGCGGAAATCAAAAAGCTCCTCGATGCGCAGGCGAACAAGCCAGATCCGGCGATGCAAAAGCTCCAGGCCGAAATGCAGTTCAAGCAGGAGCAGGCGAAACTGGATTTCCAGCTAGAGCAAATGAAGATTGCGGCAAACAAGGAAGTCGAGATGGCGAGGCTCCAGCAGGAAGGCGAACTGAAGCGCTACCAGATCGACCAGGAACTTGCGCTGAAGCGCCAGCAGAACGTTGCTGAAGCGCTCTCCGGCGCTCCTCTCCGTTCCGTTTCCGTTGGGGGGATGCCCGGATGACAGACGAAGAAAAAAGCCGCGCGGCACAAGTCATCTTGGACATGCCGCTTTTCAATTTCCTGATGGATGAGCTTGAAGCGCAGGCGATTGACGCTTGCCTCAATGCCAACCCGACAGACAACGAGACACGCGCCGCATACGCTTCCGAAGCGCGCGCGATAAGGAATCTCCGAAGCAAGCTCAACTTCCTGGCGGAAGAAGCCAAGGCCCCCGGAGTGAGAGCCCGCGTATAGTGCGCCGGCTGAACTAGGAAAGCACCAAACCCCATGATTAACGAAAGTGCCAACCTGCCGTCTGACGGCGGGAGCAAAACCGTTGAACTCTCGACTGACCTCGACAACCCAAGCAATCTGAACTTTTGGGAGCCTGAAGAAGAGCAGCAGGCCAACCCGGAACAAGGAGCGGAAGGGATCGAAAGCGGGACGGATGAGGCCCAGACGGGCCAAGAGGCCGACGCAAACGCAGAACTCGGGAACGAATCGAACGAAAGCGACAACGGCGACGAAGGAAACGACGCGCCGGACGCCAATTCGCTAGACGAAACCCTTGTCACCCTGAAGGGTGGCGAGCAGGTTCCAGTCAAGGAACTGAAGCTCGGCTATATGCGGGAGCGTGACTATCGAATCAAAACCCAGGAAGTAGCCAACAAAGGCCGATCCCTGGAAGATATGTCCAACCGCGTCGTGAAAACGGCGACTGTATTTGCAAACTATCTTGTAAACCAGCTCCCGCCAGAGCCGCACCCGACTTTGGCAATCCAGAACCCGAACGAGTACACGCGCCAGAAGGCGATTTATGACACTGCCGCCGCGCAGGTTCAGCAAATCCTCAACATGGCGAATGAACCTCATTCGATCGCGCAGGAAATGACGCAAGGGCAGCGCAGTGAGCTGCTTGCGGCAGAGAATGCCAAGCTGGAACAAGCGTTTCCGCAGACCGCAACCAACGAAGGCCGCGAGGCTTTCTTTGAAGACTGCTTTGATGTTGCTCGACAACTCGGGTTCTCAGATCCCGAATTCTCGAACGTGACAGATCACCGCTATTTCAAGCTCGCCTATTACGCCCGTCTCGGCATGGAAGCCGAAGCGGCAAAGGCCAAGGCTTTGAACAAGGTGAACAATGCGCCGCCTCCGGCCCCTCGTGGGAAGGCACAGGCAGCGAATGCGCAGAAGGTCCGGAATAATCAGAATGCCATGCAGCGGTTGGGCCAAACCGGCTCGATGAAGGACGCCCTTCAAATCGAGTTTGACTAACCCCCGTTTTGATAGGAGCCATCTCCATGGCAGTCATTACCAATACCATGCGCACGAGCGGCGCAGTTGGTAACCGCGAAGAGCTTTCCGACGTTGTATCGCGCATCACGCCGGAAGACACCCCAATCTATTCGCTGATGGAAAAGGGCACTTGCGTTTCCGTGCATCCCGAATGGGAAACGGACGAACTTGCCGCCCCCGGCGAAAACGCCCGCGAGGAAGGTGAAGAATACACCTTCGACGCAATCTCTCCTCCGGTTCGCCTTGGCGACTACACGCAGATTCTGCGCAAGGATTGGATCATCTCCAATACCCAGGAGGCCGTTTCCGAAGCTGGCAAGGTCCAGAAGCGGAAATATCAGAAGCTCAAGAAGGGCGTCGAAATCCGCAAGGACGTTGAATATGCCATCGTGTCCAACCAAGCTTCGGTTGGCGGCAACATTCGTCGTCTCGGCGGTCTTCCTTCCTGGATCACCAGCAACGTTTCGCGCGGCGCTGGCGGTGCAAACGGCGGCTTCAGCTCCGTGACGGGCCTGACCGTCGCCGCGACCAACGGCACGCAGCGCGCATTCACGAAAACCATCATGGATAGCGTGATGCAGCAGGGCTTCAACAACGGTGCAAAGTTCAAGCACGTTGTCGGCTCCGCATGGGTCAAGTCGGTTTTCGTCACCTTCATGTCCGACGCCAACGTTGCGCAGTTCCGCTATTCGGTCTCTGCGAACGGCTCGCGGAACACGATCCAGGCGACGGCCGATTTCTATGAAGGTCCGTTCGGCAAGGTTCTCGTGCATCCTAGCACGGTCCAGTCCACGCCGGCACTTGCCCGGAATGTCTTCTTCATCGATCCGGACTACCTGGAATTCCTGTGGCTCCGCAAGATCCAGGAAGACAAGAACATCGCCAAGACCGGCGACGCGGACAAGGGCGTTCTGATCGGTGAAGGCACCTTGGCCGTGAAGAACGAAAAAGGTCTCGGCGTCGCCGCCGATATCTACGGCATTTCGGCATCGAGCTAAGGAGTCGCAACCATGCCCTCTTACTATCCCGTCTCCGTAACGAGCGCGACGCTTGCGCTCAATGCGTCCACCCACAGCGGCGTTGCCGTTGTTGCAAATCGCGCTGCCGGCATCACGATGACGCTACCGGCCGCAACCGGCACTGGCGCCGAATACGAGGTCGTCGTTGGCACTGCCATCACGTCCAACAACCTCGTCATTCAGGTTGCCAACGCAAGCGACGTGATGAGCGGTGCTTGCTACATGGCGCAGGACGCGGCGGATACTGCCGTTGCGTTCGAAACCGCCGCCGACAGCGACACTATCACCATGAACGGCTCTACCAAGGGCGGTCTCAAGGGTGACCGTGTTCGTCTGAAGGACGTGGCAACGAATCTCTGGAGTGTCCAGGTATTCGCGGCCGGCACAGGAACGGAGGCCTCGCCATTTAGCGCGGCAGTTTCCTAATCTGAATCGTAGGGCGGGACATCACGAAAGGCGGGCTTCGGCTCGCCTTTTTTTCGTTCATGGAAGGAAATCAAAATGAACAAAGCAGAGCTTGTTGAACGCGCTACCGCCCTCGGTATCGACGTTGATGGACGCTGGAGTAACGAACGCCTCCAGCAGGAAATCCAGCAGAAGGAAGCCGCGCAGGCCAATAATGAGGCCAGCTCGGCAACCGAGAACGCTACTCCGGCTCCGGTCGTCAGTGATCCTGATGCGCCGCCGCCTGAAGTTGTCGGCGTCACCCCAGGCCCGACGCCAACTTCGCTTGTGAAGTCGGAGCCGCCGAAGGCCAACGAAAAGAAGGCCAAGGTTGTTCTGAAGGTCGATTATTGGCCGGAAGAAGACAAGCGCATCAAGGCCGGCGAGACGATCGAGCTTCCCGTTTCGAAGGCTCGGGAAATGATCCTCGCCCAGAAGGCCGAACAGCCGCTGCCGGAGGCCGAATAATGATCATACGGGACGGTGATTGGTCGCTTCATGACTATGACTTCCAAACCGGCCGTTCCGTCTGGTCTCGTTTCGACGGGGGCGAGATGGTTTTTCGCATCGACACCCCCGTTGATAACATCGTCCGCGAGAACGAATTCACGCGGAATGCGACCGCCGGAAACAAGTTCGGTGATTGGGTGAAGGTCGCTTCGATCCCCCTCAACCACGCATACCAGCAGAACCTTGTTCAAGCTCATAACCAGGGCGATGACGCCTATGTGAGCCGCTGGCTAAACGACGGTGAAAACCGCGCGTGGCGCTCTTTCGAAGGCAAAGTGTGATGGATCGGGCCAAGGAAATCCTGGCGGAAATCCGATTGCTCGAAAAGCAAAAGCCGGCCCTGAACGAGCATCCGGAAGGCCATCGAATGGTCAACGATGAAATCACCCGCCTCACTCAAGAGCGGCGGGAACTGCTGGCCGTCTGGACGCCAAGACCGCGTGTTTAGGAAGGGTTCCTAAGTGGCAATCTCCGATTATTTTTCGCTCTTGATCGACGCCGGGGAATACGCCGGCCGCAACGATATTGCGAACGTGTTTCCGCGCTTTGTCGGCCTCGCTGAAGCAAAGCTAAACCGCATTTTGCGGGTTGGTCACATGGAAACCTCCGGAACCGTCGTCTTGACCGATGGCAACGGCGATCTGCCTGAAGATTTTCTAGAGGCTCGCCTTATCACCACGTCGGACGGCCGGGGATTGAACGCTTGGTCCATGGGAGAGCTTAACCGCCGCTATGCCAGCTATGGGGGCGTGCCTGCAGGATATGCGGTTGTTGGGAACGTGATCCGGGTTCGGCCGACGACCAGCGGCAGCCTTACGCTGGACTACTACGCGAAGATACCGCCGCTAACGGCAGCCAACCCGACCAACTGGCTTCTGGAGCTGGCGCCGGACGTTTACCTGTATGCCCTTTGCGAAGAAATCGCGATCTGGGAACGCGACGCCAACAAGGTCGCAGCATCCAAGAGCTTGAAAGACACTGCCATCCTCGGGCTTGAGCTGATGGACGAGCGGTCGCGCTGGGGGAATGCCCAGGTTGTTGTTTCGGGGCCGACGCCATGACCATTCTGGAAACTATCAACAAGGTTTGCGACGTGGTTGGCCTGGACCGTTTCGAAAGCGTCTATGGCTCCGATGACGAAAACGCCATGACCATGCTTGCCCTTGCCTGGGAAGCTGGCGACGAGATTTCGCGCCGATCGGACTGGCAAAAGCTGCTGAAGACAGAAACGGTTGTTTCGTCCGGAAGCGCGCTGCCAACCGATTTCAAGCGCTTTATCCCAGGCGGCGGCGTCAACACCTCTGTCGGCGTGTTTGTTCGGCCTGTGACCAACGGCGCGCAATGGGCCGTCATGCAGGCAGGGACGCCGGCCCAACCATATTATTTCATCTCGGGCGGGACTATCGCCTTTGCTCCGTCAACGGCCGGTGACAACGCGGTTTTGCGGTACGTTTCCAAGAACTGGATTCAGCCGAACGTTGGCGACGCGACGGACGAATGGACCGCAGACGATAACGAGACCATTTTCCCGGAAGATCTGATGATCAAAGGGCTTATGTGGCGCTGGCGCAGGGAGAAGGGCCTTGCCTTCAATGACCAACTCGGGGAATTCGAGGCTGATCTACTCCAGGCCATTACTTCCGATCGGGGGCTTGCATGAGCCTCGTAAGACCGGGCCGGGTTGCGTCGCCAGGACGAGGCGAGAGCGGACAGCAGCGCGTTTCCAATACGCTCACATTTCCCGCGCCCAATAGCGGCCTCGTTACGAGTGAAGCGTTGGGGGTAGAGCTTCCGGGAGCCGCCTCTGTACTGCAGAACTTTATCCCGACTTTGACCGGCTGCCGGATTCGTGGCGGTAGCGCCAAGCGCGGCGCGTTGAATGGGGCGCAAGATTGCGTCTCCTCCTTCAAGTACCGCTATGGATCGATCGAAAAGATTTTCGTCACGACCGCGACCGCCATTTTCGAGGTGACTTCTCCGGCAACTCCTCCCGCGACAACCGCAGCCGTCGTTACCGGCCTGACGAGTGGAGACTTTAGCGTTTTCCAGCACGCGACCGCCTCCGGCGCCTATCTGTTGGCAGTGAATGGGACGGACACGCGGCGCACATTTGACGGTACGACCTGGGGAACGGCTCCGGCAATGACCTTCACGGATGGAACCACGTCCGCGCAGCTCAACTACGGGTTCCTGTTTAAAAACCGGGAATTCTATCTCAAGAACGGGACGCTCGACGCCTATTACATGACGAACGTGGACGCGATCGGCGGGGCGGCGACTGTTTTCCCGCTTGGCGGCGTCATGAAGAAGGGCGGTCGCCTGTTGACCGGCTTTCAATGGTCGATCGAGAGCGGCGACGGCCCCAACGATTATTGCGTGTTCATTTCGACAGAGGGCGAGGTTGCCGTTTACGCCGGCAGCAATCCCGCAAGCTCAACCGATTGGGCGCTGAAGGGGCTCTATCAGATCGGCAAGCCGCTCGGGAAGAATACCTGGATCAAGTCCGGCGCGGACGTGCTTGTCGCCACATTCGACGGCCTCACGGCCATGTCTCAGATATTCGCCCGCGACAAGCAGGCCCTAAGCCTCGTTTCTCTGTCGCGTGCCATCGAGGACGATTGGAGAGCCGCAGCAAACGCGACCGGGGACCGATGGGAATTCACCCTGTGGGCCGAACAGAACCTCATTCTGATCACCTTCCCGGACAACACGGCAGTTCCCGACACGACGTTCGTTTTGAACACATTGACGGGAAAGTGGAGCTTCATAACGAACTGGAGCGCCAATTGCTACGAGACGTACAACGGCAGCCTGTTCTTTGGCTCGCTTGCGGGCGGCTGGTGGCAAGCTGACACGACCGGGACCGACAACGGATTGCCCTTTTCGGCCGTCTACCTGTCGCGCTTCACCTCTGCCGGCCAGTTGGGCTCCAGCAAAACCGCAACCTTGGCGCAGATGCGCTTCCGGGCCAAGACCAAGCCAGCCGTGAAGCTGTTTGCAAGAGCCGACGACGATACATCCTACCCGACGTATTCGGTTGTTTCGCTAGGAGACTCGGGGGCGTCCGAATGGGACGTTGGCCTATGGGACGTGGCGCTATGGGACGCGGACACGCAGCGCAACAACTATAAGTTCCGGCAGAATGTCAGGGCAACCGGCGAAATGCTCGCCGTTGGCTGCGTCATCACGTCAGGCGGTCCCGTCAGGCTGGATTTGGAAGTTGATCTGGCTTTGCTGCAGGTTGAGGCGGGCGATCCAACGGCATGATGTTCACTTGGGGCCTTGCCGCTAAGGGCGAGGAAACCGAACGTCTGGCGCACCTCGTAGCCGATGCGATATGGCCTGGAAAGGGAAACGGCTTCGGCCCGTGCTGCGCAATCGCGGTCCTGAAAGACAATCAGAGCATTGCGGCCGGGATCATCTACCACAATTACGACCAGGACGCGGGCGTTATCGAAATCTCGGCGGCGCGCTGGGAAAAGGGCTGGCTTACGCCGGCAGTTCTCAAGGCAATGTATGAATTCCCGTTTCTTTCCCTTGGTTGCCAGGCAGTCGTCCAGCGTGTTTCCGACGACGACAGGGCGCAACATCGGATGCTCACCCACTTCGGATTTGAGAGATACCGCATTCCGCGCCTCAGAGGGCGGGACGCGGCAGAGAATATTTTCGTCCTGACTGAAGAGGTCTGGCGATCGAACAACCTACGGCGATTAGCGCGGGAGCGCGCCGAAGAAAGAAAGGCTGAAAATGGGTAAGTCGGCTCCGAAAAGTCCAGATCCTAAAGAAACCGCTTCGGCGCAGACGGCCACCAATATAGGCACGGCGATTGCGAACGGCTATCTCGGCAACGTCAACCAGATCACGCCGGACGGTACGCTATCGTACTCTCAGACGGGAACGAACAAATGGACCGACCCGCTTTCCGGCGCGACCTATGATTTGCCGACCTGGACAGCCACACAGACGCTCTCTCCGGAGCAGAAGGCAATCAAAGACCAGAACGACAAGGCTCAACTGAACCTCGGCACCCTTGCCGCCAACCAGTCGGGCCGGCTCGATGGCCTCTTGAGCCAACCTTTCAGCATTTCGGGCGCTCCGGCCGGTGGAAATACGAACCTGCTAACTGTGCCGAACTATCAGCAGATCGGCAGCGGGCCGCAGCTTCAGACGAGCGTTGGCAACGCAGGGAACATTCAGACGAGCGTTGGCAATGGGGGCGATATCACCCGCTCCTATGACACGGACTACGCGTCAAACGTCCAGCAGGTGCAAGACGCTCTTATGCAGCGCATGCAGCCGTCCCTGGACCAGAACCGCGAGGCCTTGGAAACCCGCCTCCGAAATCAGGGGCTCCAGCCGGGTTCGCAGGCTTGGGATAGGGCAATTGATTCCGCGAGCCGGCAGGAGAACGACGCGCGCTTCGGCGCCATCCTCAACGCCGGCCAAGAGCAGAGCCGGCTTGCCGGACTTTCTCAGCAGCAGGCCGCATTCCAGAACGCCGCACAAAACCAAGCCTATCAGCAGGGGCTTTCGTCCGGCCAATTCGCCAATACGGCGCAGGCGCAGCAATTCCAGCAGAACCTTGCCGGAGCGCAGTTCGGGAACACTGCCAATCAGCAGATGTACCAGAACCAAGCCAGCTCGACGGCTGCGAACAACAGCCTCCAGGATCAGCGGTTCAATGCGCAGCAGTCAATCAACAATGCCAAAAACCAGGAGCGCGCAACGTGGTTGAATGAGCAATACGCTCTCAGAAATCAGCCGATCAACGAAATCTCGGCTCTTCTCTCCGGCGCCCAGGTGACCAATCCGCAGTTTGTCCCCACGCAGGGACAAAGTATTCCGAATGTCGATTATGCCGGATTGGTCAATCAGGACTACCAGAACCGCCTTGGCGCCTATCAGGCAAATCAAGCCGGAATTGGTTCGGTCCTTGGCGGCTTGGCGGGGCTTTTCACGCTGTCCGACAAGAACGCAAAGAAGGACGTTAAAAAGGTCGGCGGGTTGTATGAGTACCGCTACAAGGGCGAGCCGAAGAACGCTCCAAAGCGTATCGGCGTCATGGCGCAGGAAGTCGAAAAGGTCCGTCCGAACGCTGTCCGCAAGGGCAAGGACGGCTTTAAGCGCGTCAACTACGGCGTTCTTTTCGAGGCGGGCAAGAAATGAACGGCCCGTTCTCTCAAGCTCCCGCGCCGTTTTCCCAATACGGCTACATGCAGCAGCAACAGCAGCCTAGCGCGGCCGATCGGCGCCAGATGATGGCGACACAGATGGCGCAGTCAATACTTGGTCAGCCGGCGCAGAACATGACGCAGGGCATGTCGCAGCTCGCGGCCGGAATTGGCCTCGGTCTCAGCAATTACCAGAAAACCGGGCAGCAATTCCCGAAGGCTCCAGGCGGGGCCGCGCCCTCTTTCGGAACATCGCTCGCCAATTTCTTCACAGGGCGGCACAACGGAGGCCTCTATTAATGGCAACCCCGGGTTTCTTGTTCGGTGGCAACACTGGCGTCTCCTATGAGCAATTGCAGCGCCGCAGAGAGGCAGCCGACTTGCTCGCGCGCCAGATCCTCGGCCGGCAGCCCAAGAACACCGCCGAAGGCATTGGCGCCATGCTCCAGGGCTTGGCCGTGGGTATCGGCCGATATCGGAATGATAAGGCTTTCGATGATCAGGCCGCAAAAGCCAGCTCGCTTCGCGACGAACTGTTCGGAACCATTACCGGAACCTCTCCGGCTTCCCCGGCCGCAGCCAATACCGCATTGGGAATGCCGGAGGCTGCTTCGGAAATGGCCGCGACAAACCCGGCGCCGTCAAGCCTGAACCAGAACGAGATTTATTCCGGCTTTATCGACACGGTGAAGACGGGCGGCTTGGATAATCCGTATGGGTTGGCAGCCGTTGCCGCGACGGGGAAGGCCGAAAGCGGCTGGTCTCCGGAGAATGCGAACCGCACTTGGAGCGATCCTAGCGAAAGCGGACAGCCGGGAACCGCAGGCGGAATCATGTCCTGGCGTGGCCCTCGGCTGAAGGCAATGCAGGCTTTTGCCCGCAAAGCCGGTGAAGATCCAAGCAATATAAGCCCCCAGACGCAGGCAAAGTTCTTCCTCTCGGAAAACCCCTCGCTAGTTCAGGCGCTCGACAACGCAAAGAGCGTGGACGAAGCGCAAAAGCTTATGAACAACGCTTGGGCATTTGCCGGATACAACCGTCCTGGCGGCGAATCCGCGCGGCGTCTCGGCCTCGCGAACGCCTATCTTCCTACGCTGCAGGGATCACAGGCCGCGCCGCAAACACAGGTGGCTAGCCTCGATCCCAATTCAGCCGCTACCGCGTCCGACGCGATCGACGCGATTGCTCCGCAACAGCCGCAGGGAATGCCCTCTGCTGCGTCTCCCATGGCGCCGCCTGCATTCGATCCGGGCCGGTGGGGCGAGCCTATCAAGCTTGCGGAAATGCCGCCCTCTCAGGATGATTTGCCCATGGCTCTTGCGGCGCAGCGTCAAGCTGCTGCACAGGGGGCAGGGATGCCGCAACAGAATCCGTTGCCGATGCAGCAACCCGCGCCTCCGGCTACCCCGCTACAACAGGCCGCGCTTTCCCCGCTTCCGTCTCGTGAAGTCGGACCCGCTCCGCAGGTTGCTGGCGTTCCGCCACAGCAGGTTGCCCAGAACGGCCCATCCATGCCTGCCGCTCCCCAGGGCGTGAACATCGATCCCCGCTGGTTTCAGATCATCAATAACCCGTTCCTTGACGAAGGCTCCAGGAACTCGGCTCGCATGGTCGTTCAGCAGTTGATGCAGCAGCAGGAGCAGGCGAGGGAAGAGCAGCTTTGGCGCCAGCGCCAGCAATATGAGCAGCAGCAGCGGGTTAGCGATCCCGCCTATCAGATCGGCTTGAAGAAGGCTGGTCTGGAATTGGAAGCGGCCGAAAGTGGCAAGTGGGATCGACTGGACGACGGCCGGCTTTATAACCAGCGGACAGGCGAAATCAAATCGCTTCCGGGCGGTGAAACCTCGGGCGAGAGCTTCTTTGGCAACCCCATGCCGTTCAAGCGCCCGGATGGCTCGATCGGGTATGGTCAACTCGGGAACAAGGGTACGTTCCGCGAGGTAAAGGTTGGGGAGGGCAATCAGTTTGCGCCGCCGACGAAGACGGTCAACACTGAAACGGAACAGATCATTATCGACAACTTCGGCAATATCCTGGACCGCATCCCCATCAACAACCGCGAGGCAGCCGCAGACACCGCTTATGGTACTGCCGAAGGCAAGGCGGGCGCAGAGGCTAAGACAAATCTGCCGAAGGTCGAAAGCCAGTCCCAGCAGATCCTTTCCACCCTAGACCGCCTCGAAAACCATCCTGGCTTTTCCGCGTCCGTTGGCTGGCAGGGAAATATTCCGGATTGGGCAGTGCCGGCCGGAACGAAAATGGCCGACTTCATGTCCTTGCTCGACCAGACGCGGGGGCAATCCTTCCTGCAGGCGTTCGAAAGCCTCAAGGGCGCCGGCCAGATTACCGAAATGGAAGGCAAAAAGGCAACCGACGCGATCAACCGCCTAAGCAGGAACCTGACCGAAGACGAATTCAAGCAGGCAATTGGCGAGCTTCGGGAAATCGTAGGCAACGGCATGAGGAGCGCACAGCAGAAGGCTGGACGCAATTCCTCCGCCCCTGTCCAACCGCAGTCTCCGGCTGGTGACGAATGGCAGGAAATCTCCCCAGGCGTGCGGGTTAGGAAGGTAAACTAATGCCGACTTTCGAAATCGAGGTTAATGGCGGTCGGTTTCAGATCGACGCTCCGGACGAGCAAGCTCTTGGGATTGCCATTCGCCAGCTTCAGGCCGGCACGCAAGCTCAAGGGACAGCAAAGGCGCCTCCTAGCGGCCCGCTCGACGCGCGCGACAACCTCCTAGGCAAAGTTGATGCTGGTGTAAGAGGGTTGGCCGATACGCTGTCCTTCGGCGGGGCGGATGAGATTGCCGCACAGGTAAAAAGCGGGCCTCTAACCACGCAAAAAGCCCCTGACGAATATTACGAGCGGGGAATCTATTCCGGCTCATATAACCCGTTAGGTATGTTTGCCCGCGCAATCAATGCGCCTTTCGCATCCGATACCAAGACGGCCGACTTTGAAAAGGCGCTGGACGAAGAGCGCGCCATTGACGACAGCGACAGCAAGAACCGATTTGCCCAACGTCTTACGGGTCAGATCCTCGGCGGGGTTGCTGGTGGCGCGGCCATGGCAAAAGTGGGCCTGTCTCCCACGGCTAAGGCGATCAGCTCCGGCAAAGGGTTGGCCGGCGTCACGAAGGCGTCTGCAGTCGATGGCGCCGTTTTGGGTGGCGCACAAGGTTTCGGGAGCGGGGAAGGCCTTGAAGACCGGCTTTACAACGCCGGATTAGGGGCGGCTCTCGGCTTCGGATCTGGCGCGGCCCTGCCGGCAGTCACAACCGCAATCGGTGGAGCGGTAAAGGGAGTCGCGGCTCCATTTATCGCCCCGTTCAAGCCGGAAGGCTATGCCGACAAGGCAATGTCCGCATATCTCCGCAGATCCGGAAAGACGCCGGAACAGATTGCGAGCATCATGCGAAGCGCGGCCGACGACGGACAGGGCATGTATAGCATCGCGGATGCAATGGGGAACGCTGGACAGCGCGCCCTTGTGCCGGTCACCAGAACGCCCAACGATGCGCGCCAGGAAGTGACGGATTTCCTTATCCGTCGCCAGCTCGGGCAGCCGCAGCGGCTTGCCGGCGCTCTTGCTGAAGGGTTTGACGCTCCGCAGACTTCCGACCAGTTCGCCCGCGCCCTCACGAGCGCAAGAGACCTGGAGGCAGACGCCCTTTATGGAGCCGCAAGACGGGAGGCTGGCGCGGTCAACGTCTCGCCTATCCTAGAAAGGATCGATGAAACGCTTTCGCCGGGGGTGAATCGGATTGTAAGCCCTCGCGACAATATCAGCAACGATACCATCGAGGGCGCCCTACAAAGGTTCCGCAGGATGATTTCCGATGGGGATTCCCAGGTGACGGATTTCAACGCGTTGTTCCGCGCCAAGCTCGATCTGGACGATATGATTGCGCAGGCAGAAGGGCGGGGCGCCGGCAACAGGGCTCACTATCTAAGCCAAGTCAAACGGGAGGTGGATAGGGCGCTGGAGAATGCGTCTTCGATCTACAGGACCGCGAACGACCGCTTCGCGAAACAGAGCCGTGTAATCGACACTGTGGCGGAAGGATCGGCCGCTAGATCTGGACGTGTTCGTTCTGACGACTCGATCGGCGCTTTTGCGGATATGACGCCGGAGCAGCAGCAAGCCTTCCGAACTGGTTATGTTGACCCGATCATTGCCGATATCGAAAGCAAGCCGATGGGGCCTGTGACCAACCGGGCAAGGTCGCTCACGACGCCGAAGTATGAGCAGGAGTTTCAAGCCTTCGCCGCCCCAGGCCGTGCCGAACAGCTTGGGCAGCGCATCGGCCGTGAAAATCGGATGTTCGAAACAGCCAACGCGGCTCTCGGCAACTCAAAGACGGCTGATAACTTCGGGGATATCGAAGACCTGTTCAACTACGATCCGACGATAATGGTCAACCTGCTTTCTGGAAACATGAAGCAGGCGGCTCTTACGGGGATTCGGCAGGCGTTCAATGCCGGCAAGGGAATGCCGCCTCGCGTAGTCGAGCGCGTCGGCCGTTCGCTGATCGAGACAAACCCCGATGCCGCGTTGAATATTCTTGGAAAGGCGCAGCGTAGGCAAATCAGCCGCGATCAGCTACGGGCGCTCATAGTCTCTAGCTTGTTGAACAGCTCCGGCGCAGGCGTCGGCCGCGCCACATCACCATAAATGGCGGAAGCGGACGGAAGCCCAAAGCATAAAGCCAAGGCCCGTCACGGCGCCGACGAGGAGCGATTTCCAGTCAACCGGGACGAAGTAGAGATACCAAGCCCAAATCAGAGCGATGATAACGAAAAAGACTTTGAAAGACTCCGGGCGCCGATCAATCTTCGGCTCTTTTGGATCGTGATCAATTACCTGGCGCATATCGGAACGAGCAAATTGGTTGCGGATATTGTTCATTATCACAGTTCAAACGGATCGGTAGCATTCTTTACGTCCGGAGACGTGGCAAATGGATCTGCCGGGGCTGGAGTGGGAGCAGGTTTGTTCTTGGCGATGTACGAGTTCACTGTCTGCTGGCAAATCAGCATTTCGTCGATTGCCTTTGCGGAGCCTTTCAGGCGGAGAGCAGCTATCTGTCTGCCGTTAAATGCCGCCGTCATGCTGAGCTTCCGGGCGAATTCGCTGGCAAAGTTATAATCCGTCGTCGCTACTCGTAGCCAGTTGAAGCCGCTGAACTCTATTGCGTTGGCAGTCGCGTCCCAGACTGGCTGATTGTCGAACTGTATCTTAATTGGATAGTCTTTTCCCGGCTCCAGGGATTTCCAAGCCGGGTTTCCGAGGGCGAAGTAAACGGTCTTAGGCTCTCTGGAGAAGTCGAAGCCTAGTCTTAGGATAGTGTTACCTTCATAGACGGTGGAAACATAGCAGGCGTTTCCCATCGTTGGGTCCATGTAGATCGACCAGCCGTTCACCGTTTTCCACAAAACGGAATCCACCGCCGCAGCAGGCGTCGCGAAGACAAGACTGACAGAAATGACGGCAAGCAGTTGCCTCATTTACCCCTCCCACTTTAGCCGACGCTAATTACTGCATGAACGCAAGCATAAGTCGAGAGCGGTCCAAGCGGGCCGCTCTTTTTTTAGGAGAACATCTATGCCAAGAACTGGAGGCGTTTACGCGCCGCCCTCTGGAACCTATGGGACGCCAAACACGACCATTCAAAGCGCAAAATATAACGCTCTTGTGGATGATTTGACGGCCGACGCCAATGCGGCTCGCCCTGTTACTGCTGGCGGCACTGGCGCGACCAACGCAACCGATGCCCGGACGAACCTTGGCCTCGCTCTCGGAACCAACGTCCAAGCCTATAGCGCAAGCCTATCGTCATTGGCCGGACTGACTACTGCCGCCGATCGGCTGGCTTATACGACCGCCTCCAATACGTGGGCGGTAACAACGTTCACGTCTTTCGGCCGCTCTCTTGTCGATGACGCCGACGCTGCAGCCGGTAGGACGACGTTAGGGCTCGGGACCATCGCGACCCAGGCTGCGAGTTCGGTCGCTATAACTGGCGGCTCGATCACAGGCATTACCGATCTAGCAATCGCTGACGGCGGGACCGGAGCAAGCACGGCTGCCAACGCCCGAACAAACCTAGGGCTCGGGACGGCGGCAACAGTGAATACCGGAACTTCTGGGGCAAACGTGCCGCTACTGGACGGCGTGAACACTTGGTCTGGCACGCAGACCTTCACCGCTGCCACGCTTGAGATAACGAATAGTGCACCGGCGATAGATCTTAACGATAATACATCCGGCGCCTACAAGGGACGTTTTTCGCTCAACAGCAACAATATCTACCTGCAGGGAAGCCTAGACGGGACCACCTTTGCTACGAAGATCCAGTTTGAACTCGACACCAACAACGTTTATTTCGGAGGTTCTGGCGGGCCTGTTCTAGTTTGGACCGGAACCTCGTTTCCGATAAACGTCGGGGGCACAGGCGCGACTACAGCGTCTGGCGCCCGCAACAACCTAGGCCTTGGCAACCTATCGGTGCTAGATACCGTTAACAATTCGCAGTGGTCGGGCACGGCACTCGCGGTGTCCAACGGTGGGACGGGCGCGACTACCACCGCAACCGCCCGCTCCAACTTGGGGCTTGGCGGCCTTTCCACGATGGATGTGGCTGACTTGTTCTATACGGGCACATCGTCCACCAACACCTCGTATCCGATCGATTCCATTCTAATCGTTTCCACGAACGGAAACAGCTATCAGCGCAATGCAACCCTGTCGGTGGGGTATAGCGCCTCAAGCGGCCAATTCGAGATTGGCGGCGGCACTGCACTTGCCGGGACATGGAGAGCGCGCGGGATGAGTGAAGACAGAGCGGTTCTTGTCCAGAGGGTAGCATGATGGAATTGCAGACGATCACGCGCGTTGTCGCGACGAACACTCCTGGCGTCCTGCAGTGCTATTGCACGATAGAGGATCACGGCGAAACAGAGACCGATGTCCTGCATACCTATTCGGCAAATGATCCGAATGGAGGGGCGTTCAGCGCGTCTGTAGGGCAATGGCTGGCAGACAACGAAGGGATTTACGAAGTCGAGCCATACACGCCACTGCCGCCGCGTTACCGCATCGCCAAGACGACGCCCTGGCTGCGCATGACTGATCCCGAAGCCGCATCCATGGAGACTGCCATGAATGCCGCCCCTGCGCGCCTGCGGCAAATCTATGCTGCGGCGACCTATCTGAATTCGGCGGATGAGCTTTGGCCAACGCTTCGCGGAATGCTCGTGCAGCAATTCGGGCAAGCGCGCGCTGATGAGCTTCTAGCGCCCGAAATGTAACCTAGCCTCAGATCAACGGAATAGGACGGGTCCGAGGATTGTAAATGAGTGGATCAGCGCGCTCGTTCGATTTGGGCTAGTGCCGATATCGCCATAGAGTACGCCGACTAGGCCATCTGCCGATGTTGCGGGCCCCCCGGAAAATCCTTCTTTTCCGGGCACGGAGAGGGCAACACTTGCGCCATGGACCTGCGTTACCGTCCCGCTGTTTCTAACCAGAGGGATCACCTCTAGTTCCATGCCAGGGAATCCTTCAATGGTCACTGTCATGCCAAGCGACGGCTCAACAAAAGCGGTTCCGTCATAGGAACCAAACCTTGCGAGCGCAAACGCCTCAACCTCCTTCAGGGGGATCGCAATTGCATCGTACAGCATGCCGTCGGAAGGATCATTGGCGGCAGCAAAACGAGGCCCTTTTGAGTCAAACAGAGGAATCGTCTGGCCTGACCCGACGATTAACAGTTCTGTCCGAAAGAGGTCCAACATGTGAGCCGGCGTGTTTTTGAGGCCGGTTACGACATGAGCGCAAGTAACCAGCCATCGCCGTGGACCTCGGCCCACTAGAAAGCCGGTTCCGGCTCCTATACTGGCGCCGCCAACGCGCCAGCAGTGAAGGGGAAGGGGACGGGCCAAAATATCTCCTAAGTTGATTGCAGTAGATGAGGTCGGCGTTGAACACTATGTATTCCGGGCAACGAATGCGAGGATCTTTAGTGCAAGGTTTTCGGAGGAGAGAGAAATTCTGCTGCTTTCTTTGCCACTGTCCGCAGTTTCCTCCAGTCCGGCAAATTGCGTTCCGAGATCCGCTCTTCCAGCGCGGTCAGCATCCACCCGGCGGCTTCGATATTTCCGGCAGTCTGAAGTAACCTGAACCTCTCGATGCACGCCACGATCCGGGGCCGCGCATCGCCGTTGTCGAAATCGATCCCTGCGGCTAGTTGGCGAGCCTCATGATAGGCAGCCGAGATCCTGCGTCTGTCGTCATCGCTCACCGATACGATGAGGTTCAGGGTGAAAACCAGTGCCTCCGCGAGGTCTTCGAATTCGTCCGGCATAACGTCTCATCGGCTGTCGATGCTGCGATTCCTATCGTGGAAGGACACCGCTGTAACCCGTAAATTGCAGTGGGTTTTTGCCAATGCTCGCGTCATTCCTACCCGGCAGCTAGTTTACCTTCTTCCAGCCACCTCACTCACTAACGTGGGACATCTTAGACAAGTCCGAATGCTTACCCCGTGCGGCTTACGAAACACCAGAGGCGTGGAGTTTTGCTCCGGAAAGGGCTAAGCTGGCAATTATGCTGGAGGGAAACTGGGTGAATAAAATATGGCTAAAATCGCTACTCGCGGCCACCGTGTTTGCTTTGCCAACACATGTGGCGGCTGACAGTGCTGATAGACTAAAGGATCTGAAAACCTTACCTTTGGGTCACAAAATAGATGAAACCGGCGGGCATGGCGCCACCGTTCCAACTGGAATGGGCAACTCCACCGGTTCCGCCACCGGCAGTGGGTCAACAGGCTCTGGGGTCATTGCATGTTGCGAGACCGGGGCAACGGGTATGGCCACGCGTATCTTTGCTGGACCCACAGAGTATCCGCCCGTTGAATACGCCGCTTACGGGATCGTGGCGTTCAGGTCGGTACCGTCACAAAGCGACATGGCACGCTATAAAAACATCTGCGTCGCGTATCTCACGACCCTTCCACCGCCTCCCGTAAATCGCCCGAAGAAGGCGCAAATGGTGACGGTTTGGCCGGTGATGACGGCTGACGTCTCAAAGAGGCTTAACAAGGCACAGCCAATAGCGAAGGGTAACGAGAAAAGTGCTGAAAAGGCGTGTGAAGACGCGTTATCTAGCTATAACTTGCAGCTAGGGCACTTAGCAATCAAGGCCGCAAGAATACAAGGGGAAGATGTCGATGGAATTGGGCCGTATCTTCTGGCGTGGTCCCCGAGCGAGAAATACGGATCAGATAAGGCAGTCGTCTTGGTTGCCGACCTCTCCGAAGTTCAGAGTTATCTCGATGCGCAGAAAGCCATGGTCGCGTGGGTTAACGACATTGAATCCGACCCCGAGATTTGGGGCAACGAATTTACGGTCGAACGGATCAGGCAGAAGATAAAAAAGATGGTGGACCGATATGGGGCCGGCATCGAGAGCATTTTCGGAGTGAAGGCCGGATGATCGGCGAATTACTCAAGATCGGGCTTCCAACTGCCATTGCGATCCTTCTGACGGTTGGTGCTGTGGCTTGGGTAGAGCCGAACGGGATAGGCGGCGTGGTCATCCTCTTCGTAATCTCCCTGGCCCTAACATTTGTCGTCCGCGCTGTTATTCGGCGCCAGTAGTCGGGATATCAGCTAGAGTCGTCTCCAAAACAGCGATAGGGCGCGCGAGTATGCGCGCTGTCAATCTTCATTCAAAACGGCATCATAGGCCTTGATTAGCTTTAGGGCCCGTCGCACCACATGCCAGTTTGGCTGCTGGATGGTCACGCGTCTGAAATAGGTGGTCTCGCAAAGGACATCTATGTCCTCAGTAACCCAGCCAAATTCCCGGATTTTGGCTCGAACGTAGTCAACATCCTCATATCCGGTCTTCTTAAAGGGGGGCTTCTCGCGGTGCAGTCCAAGGTTCCAGGCCATATCCCGGATCTGCTTGATCGAACGGGTGGGGAGTATCCGCGCTAGTTCTTCTAGGCTGCCTGCCTCAAAGTGCTCAATAACCTTAGATTTTTCATAGGACGACCAACGATAGGTGCTGCGGTGCACACCCAGAATCGAGCAGCGTCTTTGGATTGCTTTGAGCGTGCGGTTCGGAAGTTCTTGTTCAAGGACCTTGTAGTCCGGGGATAACCGGCGACAGATCTCATCTTCTTCCGGTGTCCATATAGGCCCGAAGGTGCCTTTCGTTTCCCGCCGGATGAAGCTGCGTTTGTTGTCCCAATCCATTTGGTCCTTCCTTTGCAGTGACCTCAAGAAAGGTACTGAATGCTACCGGACGAAACTGTCATCAGCGCCAGCAAGAGCTTCATAGATGTTGGGGTTGTCGGGACTGTGGCGCTCGTTACGATTGTGGCGCTCTACCTGATCACAAAGAAGCTGTTTGCGGTTCAGGACAGGCTTTTGGCTGCCGTCGAGTCGCACAAGGATGACGCGGTAAAATGGGCTGCGCTGTCGGAAATCTTCAAGAACCAGATGGAAGCCCAAGCAGCCCTCATGAAGACGACAATCGAAATCGTGAGGGAGAGGGACAAGGTATGAAGCTTGCGACAATCTTCTCTCGGATCGTCAAAGGGAGCCACGATCCCGACCGCCTAGCGAACTTGAGCGAAGAGATATCGCAGGCTCGCGAGAATATGAGGCTGAACGTCGTGGCGATCGACTCGGGAGACCGGGCGCTGCGTCATATGTCCGGAATGATGCGACTTCTTATGGAGACCGATGTTGGCAAAACTGAAAGATAACCAGCTCGTATTTTGGACCCTGGTGGCAAATGCGATTTACTGGCTTGCCGGCGCGGTCACTCCCAATTCTTACGTGTCCAGCGCAGCGTCCTTGATGTTGCTGATTAGCAGCTCAGGAATGCTTTTTCGCTACCTGCCGCACGCTGTTGATGTTGTGGTCAACGGTCGGCGCGATGCGGGCGAAGGCGGGCAGGGAAGCCATCTGGCGCTATATGGCGCCACGCTCATTGCGGCCGGCTCTTCCTATGTCGGTCTGTTCGGCTTCCTGTGGATAATCGCGGACCAGCCGGAGTCATGGCTAGGAACGCCAGCGTCCGGCTATGGTCGTGCTGTTGCCGCAGCAGGGTTTGCAATGATGGCGTTAAGCCCTGACACAACGCCTTCCGGCGTGAAGCTTCCAAGCCTCTTGTTGATCGTCGCCTTGATCATCGCTGTAGCAATCGGGTCATTTTTCGCGGGCCGGAAAGCAGCTCCGCAGGAACAGGCGGTCTACTGGCGTTCAATCAGGGGCGCCTTTGCCGATCGGCCTGTATGTCCTCCGGATCGAGAAATATGGGGTTCGGAGAATAAGGTTTATCACCCTCCGGAAAGCGGCTATCGCCAGCAGTTCGCGCCGTCTCATTGCTTTGAGACCGAAGGCGAGGCCGTCAAGAAGGGGTTCCGGCCGGCACAATCCAAAATGTAGGCGACTGATTGGCCCGCCTTAGAGAAGGCCGTTCTTGGCCTTCATGGAGTCCCAATACTCCTCGACGGTGCGCGCCGCTTCGGCCGCAGTCGGCGCAAATCCAGCGTTCGGCATGATGGGCGTTCCGCGCCATCCCTTCGGGTAAGCGCCCGACCATTGCCACTGACCTTTTTTCAAGCTCTCCTGATCCAGCCGAATCCTCCCCGCATATTGCTCGCCGTCGTAGGCGGAATAATCCTCCAGCGGCTTTCCGTCCAAGCCGCGATCCTCCGGCCATGTCCGCACCCAGGGGTATTTCTTCTTCCACGTCATTCGTTCTCTTGATGTTCTCATCTCTTATAATGAGTCAATGGGGAATTTCTTTTTAAGGTTTCCCTGATGGAATGGGCGCATGACAAAGCGCCCTCGGAAGCCGTCTAAGCCTCTCCTTATTGACGAGAACCTGCCCCTGCAGAGCCGGCCGGTTCTAAGGCGCGATCCCGAGCAGCCCCATTTGCCGTTCGATCCGATGCCGGACAGGGTTGAGCCATGCGTCGCGCTCCTGAAGAGCAAGCCGCCACATGGGGCGGACTGGTCCTATGAGATCAAGTGGGACGGGTATCGGATTGCAGTTCACATTAAACCGAGCGGCGTGCGGATCATCACTCGCGGTGGTCATGACTGGACGCACAGGTTTCCGGCGATCGAGGATGCTGCCAAGGCCCTCGGCAAGACGACGATGATCCTGGACGGCGAGGCGGTGGTGCTCGACGAACAGGGGCGATCGGACTTCGGTCTCCTGCAGAATTCGCTCGGGGCATCCGGAAAATCAGGCGGCAAGCTCCCCTCGCGAAACTCCCTCCTGTACGCCTTCGATCTTCTCTATCTCGACGGGCACGATCTACGAGAGGCAGAATACCGGGTGCGCCGGCATCTGCTCGAAGATGCAATTCCTCGTGACGAGGGAGCTATTCGCCTCTCGGAAGAATTCGATGCGGATCCGGACGAGCTTCTAGACCATGCCTGTCGTCTTGGCCTGGAAGGCATCATCGCCAAACATCGAGACCGGCCATATCGCTCCGGCCGCACCGGCGACTGGCTGAAGATCAAATGCGTCCAGAGCGACAGCTTTGCAATTATCGGTTACGAGCCATCGACGGCTATGCCGGGGGCGATAGCCAGTCTGTTACTCGCCGCCCGTTACCGCGACGGATACAAGTACGTCGGGAGCGTCGGGACGGGGTTCAAGCACGACGTGGCGCGCTCGCTGAAGAAGATGCTGGACAAGATCAAGACCCGCGTGCCTGTCGACCGCGTGCCAGGAAAGAATCTCGTGATGACTGGTCCGGCTTATGTCGCGGAAATCGAATATCGCGCGTGGACCAATGACGGGAAGCTTCGACACCCCTCGTTCAAAGGGCTGCGAGATCCTGAAGATGCGGGCGAACTGTATCGGCTCCCCGACTAAAATTCTCGCGATTCCCGGAACGTTTCGACTTGATCATGGTTCGATGCCCGAACGACGATCCAAGGCTCTCCAGATCGCCCAACGTTCTCCGGTCTGGCTCGACGTTCCCGGCCCTCAATTTGCCCGCTTCGGCGGGCATTTCTTTTGCTAATCCAGCTTTCGCTTCATCGCCTTCAGCAGAGCGTCAAGCTCAGAATTGTTGATATTCGCCAGCATGAGATTGTCTATAACCTCTGTCATGGCTGAAAGAACTTCTTCTTCGCGCCACCCTGCCGACATGGCGGATTCGATTATGTCTTGTAAAGGAAGCTCAACTGCCATTTGACAATGCAAGTGGCGGTTCTCGTCTTCAGGGGGAACGGTCGGGCCTAGAACGTCTGCCATCAGCCGGCAGCGCTAGGTTTGACAATTCGGTAACCTCGCGCCCTCAAAATATCGGCTAATGCGTCTAAGCTTGCCTGGGAACCTTCCCTGGCCGAAACCCGCTCTCCGCTCCCATTCTGAAGAACGTAAACCTGTTTCGCCTCGTCCACGTCCGAACCGAGTACGTGCCCGGGAATATGGTTTATCTTTGTGCCAAGTTCCGTCATCTTCCCCATGATGACAGACGGCTTGTGCGTTTGGTTGTTCTCCCGAATAGCCGCCTCCAGCAGCGCCGAAAAGTTTGGCATGCGAAACCAAGCTTCCTCGCGGATTGCTACACAGAATGTCTTCATTCGGTTTTCCCTTTAGCCACGAGTGCTTTGACGTATTCGGACCACGCGGTTAGCGCGTCGCGCTTTTCCTCTGCATAGTCATACCGATTGTAGACCGCAGCAACCCCTTTGATAGAGCCCGATTTGTGGTTCAAAACGGCCTCAACGACATGGACCGGGACGCTTAGGCGAGCCATTCCGCTCGCGGCGGTTCTGCGCAGATCATGAAAGGTCCATGGCTCCAGCGAAACCGATTCCGGATCTTCGCCCCGTTCGGTTGCTTCCTTCTTGGCAATCGCTAGCATTTCCTCCTGCAGATGATCCTTGGCTTTCGAAAAGCCAGATACGGCGGTTTTGCCCGTCGTCGTGAATAGGTAGATAGGTTTCGACTTTGCGTCCTTGTCGGGCTTCACTCTCGGCAGCACTTCGATGATCTGGAGTAGGAAGGAAACGAGCGGGACAAAATGTTCCTTGCCATTCTTTGTTCGCTCGGGCGGTATCGTCCAGAGTTGGTCATTTCCCGTCGTTTCCAACTCTTCCCACATGCCGCCGCTAACCTCGCTTTTCCGTTGCCCCGTCAAAAGCAGCATTTGGGCAAACGTACCGAAGGGATAGCCTTCCTTTTCAGCGGCCGACCACAACAAACGGATTTCGTAGTCGGACAGGATTCGGTCGCGCGTGGTTTCGATCCCAGGGGCTTTTATTTTTCTCTCCATTGGAGAGGTGTCGATAATCTCTTCATCCATTGCCCAGGTGAAGAACAGGCGCAGCAGCGCTAGGAGGCGATTTGCCATGACCGGCGCTCGATCGGCCACCTCATTCACTCGCTTGGACACGTCAAGCCGCGTTATGCGGCGCATTGCCCGACCGCGCCAATAGGGCTTCACTTCCTTGTCAAAGAGGCGCTTGCGCTCGCGAACCGTATTGGGCCTGTTCTTATTCTCGACGCGACGACGGACAAACTCGTCTATCGCATCCTCGACCAGATCCAGCTTTCGAGCTTTGCGCTCGCTCCTTTCAGCGGCGGGGTCTCTGCCCTCGGAAATGGCCCGCAAAACCTTGCCCGCTTCTTCCCTTGCAATCGCGAGAGAGAAAGCCGGGTAGGGGCCAATTGTGTGCTTCTTCGGCCGGTTGTCCGATCGATACCGGACGGCCCAACTCATGGCGCCGGACGGCTGAACAAGGAGGTAGAGACCGGGCAACCCGCCGTCCGGGATCTCACGCCTTGAGGCCTGTGGCTTGATCGCTTCTATCGCCTTTACGGTTAAGGCCTTTGCCAT